TATACTTTTAGTAGTAAATTTACCACAGAAGAAGAAGCAAGAGAAGGATTACAAAAATTGATTCCAAATGAAGATGTCTCTATGGCAAGATACATTACTTGGAAACCTAGGTTTGCATCTTTTTTAATTGATGATAATGGTGTTTATGCTAGAAATGGAAATGCTGCAGGATTCATGGAACCTCTGCAAAGTCTTTCTGGTCTTCATACAGAACAAATTACTTCAATCTTGGTTGACTATGTAAATGATGATGTATCTAAGCAATTAGGGAATGAAGCCATTATCGCTTCTGAAAGAGAATGGTTAGAAGGTTTAGCATATCATTATCAAATGGGATCTGCTTTTGATAGTCCATTCTGGAATGATGTTTCAGAAAGAGCAAGAGAGTTCTTAAAAGCAAAACAGTGTTCTGAAGATGATATTGAGGATATCGAAAAAGAAAATCCTAAAGACATTGAAAGACTTGCATTGGGTTGCTTTGCATGCCATGATTTGGTACAATTATCTCATGGTCTAGACACTCCTACTAAAGATATTCTTGGGAAGTGGAAATTTGCTGATTTTAATTCTTATGGTACAGATGAACTTTGGGGTGCTCAAGATAGTATTGAGGATTATTTAAAATGAGAGTAGCGGTAATTACTGATCAACACTTTGGTGCTCGTAAGAGTTCTCAAACTTTCCATAATTATTTTTTGGATTTTTATAATGAAGTTTTCTTCCCAACACTAGAGAAACTTAAGATTACAACACTCATTGACATGGGCGATACCTTTGACAATCGCCGTGGTATTGATTTCTGGGCACTTGATTGGGCAAAGAAACATTATTATGATCGTCTTGCTGAGATGGGAATTGAAGTACATACGATTGTTGGTAATCATACTGCCTATTATAAAAATACAAACAACTTAACAAGTGTCGGATTATTTTTAAGAGAGTATGACAATGTAAAAATTTATCCAAATCCCCAAGAAGTAAGTATTGGTGGTCGTGATATCTTATTCTTACCTTGGATTAATAAGGAAAATGAAAAAGAAAGTTTAGAATGTATTAAGAATACATCATCCAAAGTTGCAATGGGACACCTTGAACTCAAAGGATTTAAGGTTAATCATCATGTTGTTATGGAGCATGGTAGTATAGAAGTTGACATTCTTAACAAGTTTGATAAAGTATTCTCTGGACATTTTCATACAAGATCAAATAATGGAACTGTCTACTACCTAGGTAACCCTTACGAGATTTATTGGAATGATGTAAATGATAATCGTGGTTTTCATATCCTTGATCTGGATACCCTAGAAACCACTGCTATCAATAATCCCTTTTCGATGTATAAGCACATCTATTATGAGGATACCCCTAGACAAACTTTTAACTTTAGTAACTATAAAAATAAAATTGTTAAAGTTATTGTTAGAAAGAAGAGTAGTGAAAAGGATTTTGAAAAGTTCATTGACAAACTGCTCTCAGTAAATGTTTATGATCTTAAGGTTGTTGAAAACTTTGAGATGATAGATGCTGAAAACATCCAGATTGAAGAATCTGAAAATACTATTTCCATTCTTAGTAAGTATATTGAAGAGTCTGAAGGTGATTTTGATAAGTCTAACCTGAAGAAACTTATTAATGAGATATATAATGAAGCATGCGAAATAGCGTAAATGTTCCTTCTCGTCAACCAAGAAGAAAACGTCAACGATGGCGCTTATTGTGTCTTCGACAAATTAGGAAAGAAAATTTTATTTCTTTTTGAAGAGGTTGACGACGCAGAAAGATATGCTATAATGTTAAATGACTTTGCAGATACTGAAGTAGAACCAGTTGAAATAGAAAAAGAACCTGCTATAAAAGCTTGTGAGCATCATGGTTACAAGTACACTATTATATCTCCCAATGACATTGTGATCCTTCCTTCTCA